TCATATCTTTCTTGCCAATAAAGGCTTTCATAGGAGACATGTATTAGTGGTAAATGAGTTTGTACCTTTACGTGATTGATCCTAATCATCGTGAACGCCAGCGCGAACATGTCCGTAATCGTCGCCCAACTGATTCTGGCGTCGACCTGATTTGCCAGAACACGCACATGAGTTTCATCAATTCGGCTAATCCGAATCTCCCTGCTAATTTGGGCGTTGAAACTAAGACTGGTGTGATTGCGGCTGCACTAGATAAGCAAGGTAACCCTGCTCCTTACCTTCTTCTGGCCCGTTCATCTACGTCCCTAACTCCTCTGCGCATGTCTAACCAGATTGGACTGGCAGATGCTGGGTACCGTGGCGAACTTATTGCGCGCGTAGATTGTTTTGATCCGTCCATTCAGTCGTATACGATTCCACAGGGACGCCGACTTTTCCAGATCGTTCAGCATAATTGGCTGCCGTACGATCAGGTTATTTTGGTAGATTCTCTTGCGGATCTTCCTGCTCCTCCCGACAATCGCGGTGGCGGCGGATTTGGGTCTACAGGCAACTAACGTTTAAAAAATAAGCCCTTTTAGCATAGTGGTATTGCGTTCGCCTTGTAAGCGAAAGGTCCGTGGTTCGATTCCACGAGAGGGCACATTCGGCGGTTCAAACGAGATCCCGAATGATCCACAGAGAAATGGCGTCATGAATGACTGCTCCCCAGTAGGCAGAATATAGGGACTGTCCAAAACCAAATATCATAGCTAGAATGAGGACGATAGATCGCAGAAAAGTGTTAAGAATCGGGTTCGCGGTCGGCCAGAGCAGGACGTTCATTTATCCCCCTAAATATTTTTTCTTGGTGTAAGGTATAACAACAATATGGGTGGTGGTCTGATGCAGCTCGTCTCGTATGGCGCGCAGGATATTTACATCTCGGGAAACCCCCAGATTACGTTCTGGAAGATTCTGTACAAGCGCCACACGAACTTCGCCGTAGAGTCGATTGAGGTAACCTTCAACGGACAGGCGGACTTCAACAAGCGCGTAACGGCCGTCATCAACCGTAACGCTGACCTGATGTACAAGACGTACATCCAGGTTGTACTCCCTCAGGTTGATTGCACCGGCGCCAACACCCCCGGTGGCTTCCGCTGGCTCAACTACATCGGCCACCGCCTGATCAACCAGGTTGAGCTGGAGATCGGTGGTCAGCGCATTGACCGCCAGTACGGCGACTGGATGCAGATCTGGACGCAGCTGTCGACGGATGCCGGTAACATCTCAGTGCTGGACTCCATGCTGGGCAACACGCACGACCTTGTGCTGATGAAGCGCTCCACGGGTCTGGCTCAGGATGCGACTTGCTCGTCGTCCGAGACGACCATCTCTTGCGTCCCCCGCTCGGGCACGCCAGCCAAGACGCTGTACATCCCCCTCCAGTTCTGGTTCTGCCGCAACCCTGGTGTGGCGATCCCGCTCATTGCGCTCCAGTACCACGAGGTCCGCATCAACGTCGACTTCGAGACGTGGCAGAACTGCATCTACGCCGAGGCGGGTGTTGGTGTTCCGTATGCGTACGCCGCCCAGTCGCTGGCCGCCGCTTCGATCTACGTCGACTATGTCTACCTCGACACGGAGGAGCGCCGCCGCTTCGCGCAGCAGTCCCACGAGTACCTGATTGAGCAGGTTCAGTACACGGGTGCTGAGTCGATCACCAGCTCGTCGAACAAGGTCCAGCTGAACTTTAACCACCCTGTCAAGGAGCTCCAGTGGGTAGTCCAGCGCGATTCGTTCGTCGACTGCTCGACGGCCACGTGGCTCGCGTCGGTTGGCGGTGCGCAGCCCTTCAACTACTCCGACGACTTCTCGACGGACGGCATGATCACGTCGCTGCTCGCTCAGGTGTCGGGCGGTGTGCAGGGAGTCAGCACGCTCACGTCGGTCTCTACGGGCATCACGGCCGGTCTGGGTCAGGGCCCTTCGGAGTCGTCTTCGCTCATTGGCGCCGATACGTTCGACATCAGCGGTGTTGCGGAGTTCGAGTCGGGTGTTAACTACCTGCTCGCGAAGGTCATCCTTGCCTCAAACGTGCGCTGCGAGGGCAAGAACCCCGTGGAGGTTGCCAAGCTCCAGCTCAACGGACAGGACCGTTTCACGGAGCGTGAGGGTGCTTACTTCGACAAGGTCCAGCCTTACCAGCACCACAGCCGCTCCCCGTCCACGGGTATCAACGTGTACTCGTTCGCCCTGCGCCCCGAGGAGCACCAGCCTTCTGGCACGTGCAACTTTTCGCGCATTGACAAGGCCACGCTCCAGCTCACGGTCTCGCTCAACACGGTCACGGGCACGCGCACGGCGCAGGTACGCGTATACGCGCTCAACTACAACGTGCTGCGCGTCATGTCCGGCATGGGCGGCCTCGCGTACAGCAACTAAGCAGACGGCTTAATGCTAATCGTAATTTGCGAATAATAAAAAACACAATTGAGTTCCCGAACAGGACTTCAATTGTGATTTAAAGTCTGATTAACCTCTATAGTTAAAAATGAGCAATCAGAATGCAAGTGTTCTTTTCCTACCAGTATCGCTAGGCGAAGCTTTTGACAAGCTCACAATTTTGGATATCAAGCTTTCAAATATCAACGATAGTCGCAGGCAAAGCGTAGAGGCAGAATATACTGCACTCTATACGAAATTAGAACACTTTATTGCTGATTACAAATCTCTTTACGAATCGACAAAAAAAGTGAACATTCTGATCTGGAAACTGATGGATAAACTTCGAGACGGAAACCTTCCTGATTGCGACTATTTGAAGACTGCAAGGGAAATGATTGACCTAAATGACGTACGGTTTCGAATCAAGAACAAGATTAATTCTATCACAAAGTCCCAATATACAGAACAGAAAGGGTACAAAATAAATACACTAGTTGTAGAGTTTGATGAAGGCGTGGCAATTACAGAAGAGTTCATAAAACCCATACGTTACTATTCGTATATTTATGACCAAATCATAATTCGTATCAAGAATGATGACGGTGTGCTAAGAAGCGAATTTCACTATGATACGACTATACAGTTTGTGGAAGACGCACCTTCTGAATACAAACGGAAGATTCGGGTTGGCTCTACCGCAGGTAACGTCGCAGAAGCGTTCTCACTGACTTTGTCGGATATGGAGAGTATACTCTAAAGACTATCGAAATACTCTTTAATCGGAGTTACGTCTGTGCCACATTGCACGTGGTCTATAGTATACCATGCATACACTTTACCTACAAAAAACCATTTCTTTACGTAATTTTTAGTATAACTATTGAGACACGGTATTAATGCTCCTGAATTTGGAGTGATTATATATTTCGCCCGAGTTGACATCGCACCAATTTGTTTTAAGGTTAACCCAGATGCATTTTTTATGCCTGATACATTTTTGATAAATGATATATTTTTTATACCCACCTCTCCCAATGTCACTATATTAAATTTCGAGTGTAGATGGTGACATAGTTGATTCAACGATTGATTATTGTTATACTGACTAGACATACCCAAGTTATTCAAAATAAGTATATCAATATCTTTAAACTGAGGGTCGAGTGCTTCATATACTGGCAACAGGTAATCTTCTTCCAGCCATAAAGTATTGTTTACGTTTAAATTTTCAATGTTTAGACATTTTGATAATTCTAGGTAAAATTGTTCGAAATATTTCTCGAATTCCTCATGCATAAGCCCATTTTTTGGATCCGCCATCCATAACTGAATGCTGTCGGAAGGTCTTTCGCTCAAGGGGTTTAATTCTATCAATTCTGGATCAACATATTGCATGAGCTTTTCCTTCTTATTGTAAAGATAGCCAGTGTCGTAATAATAATAAATTTTACACTTTTTCTCCTTGAGAATTCTGGCAACAGATAAAAAATACTTTAAGTTCAAAAGATTGTCACCAATATGACCAATATTGTAGAAGTGGAATGTATTCATTTTAACAGTCTCGTCTGTTGTCTCTAAATGTAATACAGGTCGCTTATTTAGCTGTTATTTGATATTGTTACAACACTACTAAAATATTAAAACACATTCCCCCATTTGCGATATAAAGTTTTTCCCGTTCTGAAAGCTGACCAAATGTTACTACAGCTTTTGATATATTCTTGCATATCTTTCGAATAATACGATAAAAACAGCTTGGAAAAGTTATATGGTTTATCAATCATTTCAGAGTATTTCTGTTCAAGGTATTCTGGCGTGATTTCTGAGTAGTCGAACGTATACAAAATCGGACACCCTTCATATAGTTTTTCAATGTATGGGTTATGCTCAACTATAGGGATACATCCGGCCATTAAAGCTTCATAAGTTCTATGAGAATCTATCCCATTACCTTCTGGCGAAACTACAAATTTGTATGATGGTAGTTCCGTAAAGTACTCGCTCGGATCAATGTGTATATTTGGAATGCCGTTTGTAGAAAGTACTGAAATAATCTTTTCGCGAGTGGTTTTTCTCAATTTGTTTTTTGACCATTGATCTGTTTGTACTGCAATTGCAAATAGGACAAGTTTATCATGAGGTCCTAATTGGGTTTGCTTATACTGGTTATTATGGCAAATATAATGAAAACTCATTCCAATAGGGAAAGGTTGTTCCCCGTCTTTCGCGTCTGTTGTTGATGCTTGTATGATATAATTACGCTTGTGCTTTGGTGACTTTTGCCACTCTCGTAACGTTATCATTGCCTTTATACCACAATTGAAGTTCAGTATTGAAACTCATTTGTGTTTTTTTATTATATTTGTGTGTTCAATTTTTTTAACTTTCATTCACCACTATTCAACTCGTTGAGATCTTTCGCC